TCTTACATAACCTCTTTTAAGATGATCTGCTTCTTTGCTTTTATCAACAACTTTTACTTTACCACCTTTAGCAACCATTGCATCCTTCTTAGGATCTTTCATTTGACGGGGTAATGTACTCGTTGTATTACCTGGTCTTCTGCTCTTCATGCCAGATACATATTTTTTGACTGCAGCTTTATGCTCAGGTCCACGAGCACCTGGTGCACTATGCATTGGTTTACCATCGCCTGCACGTGGTTTTTTAACGATTGCTCTAGCGCTGAATGCTTCTCCTCGCATTTGAGCTAAAGACTTATTAATTTTCACAATGTCTTTATCTTTTTCTTGAGGATTATTACGCTTTTTCATTAAAGCTTTATTAATAGATTTAACTTCAGAATCGCCTGATGGTTTTTTCTTAAATGTATCCATACCGTCGCCAGTAGACATACGCTTCATAGCACCTTCTTTTACGACTTTACCGTTTTTATCGTATGTAACCTTAGTACCTTTGTCCCATGGAGCTCTTGGTAATGTCACAGGTTTTTTGGGCTCTGATGCTGCTTTAGCAAGAGCTTGTTGTCTCTTTGTAGTAATCGGTTCGTAAGCTTCTTCTTTAGTCTTAGGAGTTATAACTTTTACAGACTTCAAACTGTCCGGTTTATCACTGTGTACTACACGCTTTTTCTTACCATGATTCATAACCTTTTTGCCTATAGCAGTTTGGTTACCTTTCTTATCATACATTTTGTTGATAAGCTTTAAATCAGCTGATGATAATTCACTGACTTCTTTTGATTCTACATCTAATGTTTTTGGATAGCCTTTTTCCCCTGGCTTTTTGGGTGCTTTTCCTGCTTTGCGACGTTTATGGATGTTTGCCCATAGTCCGCCTTCTGAAATAAAGTTACTAAAGCTTTTATTTTTTTTCATTGGTCATCTTCCCGGTTTGTCCCATCCTTTTAGTATATCAGGCGAAAAGTTGTTGTACGAGAATTCCATTCTGTCAACGATCTTTACCGCGTCACCACCAAGTCTATCTATTGCAACGTATCCTTCGGGCCCTGTGGTCTTATAACCAGTACGAGTCTTTACAAATGTGTTAACATTAGATAGTCTATTGAGTATATTTATAATTTTTAATTTCGCTAAAACTATAATTTTTTGCAAATCAAACATTATTTTTAAAGATTTTTTATTGGCAGGTGAAAAGAATTTAAGCATTTCGTTACGTTTTGTAAGTTGTGCGCCTCTACCAGCTGCAGTAGATCTTTGACTTGCGGTCTTTGCAAACTTTTTTCTTATGTTGAGAATCAATCCGTTGACATGTGCAGCAGTATTACCTATGATTTGACCCTTACGAACAAAGCTATTGTTGTATGTTTCAATCATTTGTGCTAGCTGAGGATTACTTTCTAATTGACGTAGTGTAGTACCAGATATTTTATTAAACATTGTACCTGCCTGTGACAAATAACTATCAACAAGTTGTGTATCTTTCTTTGTCATTGTAAGGTTTGTCATATCTTTTAGCATTGCATCTTGAGACCATACTGCTCTTGATTTCTTAAACTTACTGACATCTACACCGTATGAAGCTCTCATTGTTTCGAATGTTTTTCCTGTGTACGTTGTATGCCAGACAATCCCCATCTGCGCTGATGTGATATCCTTCGCAGGTGCCGTGCCTGCGGGGACAGCGTACATAATAGTATTTGGATGAAACGTAACATATGATTCCCCTTTAATCTTTTTCTTACTTATATCTGATTTAGAGAATAAGAAGTCACCTTGAATGACCCCTTTAATTCCGAGTGATGGCAAATATTTGAGTGCATCTTTGAGCTTAAGAGCAAGATCACCAGAAGTATCAGCATCAACGTCAGCTGGAGACTTGTAGACCTTAGGATTTTTGTTGAAGATCCCCTTCTTGGCCACAAAAAACTGACCGTCGTTCGGATCAGTACCAGCAAAAATAGCAGGAGCGCCATCCCACTTAACAGAGACATTTCCATCTTTTTCTCCTCCGAGCATTTTTCTTAATTCACGCAGAGCGAGTATGGCTTGTCGTGTACCATTAACTCCACCGTAGATAACCTTATCTTCGATGTGAGTCATGTGTGTATTCTTTTGTTCAGTTATGTGTTGATTAAAACTTTCCACTATTGATAAACCTTTAAATATACCGATGATTCTGGTAGGGTTGATTCCATATAATTTACAACATAATCTACGAAATCATCACGCTGTTTTTTATTTGCCTTAACTAATCCATAAAACACATAAGTCGTCGCTAATTTGGCATGAATAACATTTTTTGGTTGACTATTCACTGCTGCTTTAAATGTAGCTTCATCGATTGGTGTGTCTATGCAGAAACGAGAATTTTGAATAGTGTTTACCATCATCCAAAAATTATCTATTGTGCGAGTATCTTCATTAAGAATTTTATCATCTTCTATTTTTTGTTGTGTATTATTAGGATAAGTATAATTCATAAATCGTTTTGCTGCATCTAATTGCGGACCTTGACCGGCTTTACCGCCTCTTGCAGTAGTTAATATTGCTTCCATGTTAAGTGCTTCATTAGCACTAGATGGTCTTACGTCAATTTTTTTATTCGTTCTACTATCGTTAACTACTAGTTCTCCACCTTGTTTTGAAAAGAAGCCTCTCGCACCACTAAGTTGAACACTAACAAATGCATTAGGTTTTAAATTAGCACGAGCTTTATCATCATTCTGAACAACACTTTTTATTTTTCTTTCATCTTCAACTTTTTTCAATGAAATGCCCATAATAGTTTTATCGAAGAAAGCTTTCATTACTACATTATTAATTTTCTTAACACTTGTATCTGCAGTTTTAAATATTTTTTTAACGTCAACTCCAGTTTTCACTGCCCAAATATCACCTGGATTCCATTTATCATTATTTAAATTTGCCATGTTATCATTTAAAAAGGCTTTTTTCTTAGCAGCGTATATGCTATTCATTACATCATCGTCTCTATGAAATGTATATGATCTTGAAATATAGCCGTCACGTATTAATTTTTTTGCCACAAAATATGAAGATTGATGCCATGATGCGTCAAGCGCAATAACATCTTTAAATTTAGTTTTACCCATAAACACTCTTCGTTGTGCATTTTCTAAAAGCTTTGTAGTTACTTCTTGTTGATTTTTTACACGTGTATTTGTCATTGCTGCACAATATAAACATTGTAAGCTTTCAAATCTTGCAGTTAATATTGTCGCTGGAATTTGGTTCTGATCTTTAGCACCAAACCCGCCACCAAAAAGAATAGACTTTGGTATATCTCTCATCGCAACATATTTCATACTTTGAGTTCTTAGTCTAGTTGTTTTAGGATCTTCATCTCCGGCTTTGTATATTTCTAAGGCATCACGATTTTCAGCAATGTCTTTAAACACAACTTCACTACCATCGCTTATAGGAACTTTTATTTTTTTATCAATTGCTTTAAGTAAAATATCAACGCGTGGCATTCCGGTATACGGACCTTTACCAGCAGCTTCGCCCCATACTTTTTTTGTCATTCCGCTCATAGATAGTGCCCTTTCGGTACTATTTATATGTTTGATTCGCTAAGCATCTGATCTTCTATACGGCGCACATTTGCCTCAATATCATCCATGAGATCTAAATATTCTTTACAGAATTTAATAGGAAGGCCGCCTTCTTGTCTTTTTATTGTATCATGAAACATTTCTACTAATCTAGACTTGATTGTTATAGCATCTTGTATGTCATTTAAAACCATAATATTCTCCTTATCATATGCATACTATACAGCAATACATATCATATGTACACAGTTAAATGTATTTAGATTGAAACTGTAACTTTTATATTACAGTTTTAAAAGAGCTTGTAGTTCTTCAACTCTTTGCTTGAGTTGTTTTAAATGCATGATAGGCCAGCTTGGACCCTGAGAAGCTTCAATGGCATCATTGACTTCATGCGTGAGTAAGTCAGCGACTCTTTCGAGACGCTTAACTCTTGGCTCAGGCCAGTCCACAAAGGGATCATGCTGCATTGGCATACTCCACTGCTTTGTTTGCTGCATTGATTTTGGCTTTTTCCATATAACCAAACCATTGATTGTACATACGATTATCGTTGTTTTTACCCTGTACATGATCAGTAACATATGTTACACTGTTCAGAGCTTGCCACCAGCTACCCTCAGCATAGTGAGCACCAGGTTGTACTTCAAGAGCATCATAACAAAGCTTAGCATTTTTAGATAAGTCGTTGTATTGTGTAACAGGTGCTCTTTCACCTTGCTTACGTGATGTACTTGGAAATACATCGTTGTAGTACTGAATCAATGATTCTGCTGTAGTTCTTTTAGAACCAAGATGTAGAGCCATATCTTTGTACATAGCAAACTTTTCGTGTGCAATGCCTAGTGTTTCTTTTACACTGTCTGCATCGAATGCAACTCTGTGATTAAGTCGAGTACCTCTAGCACTTTCTGTATCAAGAGATAATGTAAGAGTATTATTACAAACAACTCGTATTGGTGTAAACTTAACATCGATTGCTTTACCATATTGATGTGGATTTGAAAACAATAAGAATGATTCGACTTTATCATCACCAAAGATATCAAAAGATTCTTTGACTTTAGCCAATGCCCATACCATTTGACCACCTTTAAGTGAACCAGCAGTATGCATTTCCATATCACCTGACATTACAAATTCATTGAAGAATTCAAATGCTTCGTGATTTTGTACTGGATGCCAACCATTACCAACATTTGTGAGTATTTTAGAGTCAGTAGATCTGACTAAAGATTTTTGACCTGTCGGTATTTGTACACCATTATGTTCTACGAATGATGGTACTTCATCGACTGTCCAATCAAGACCTGCTTTTTCAAGCATCATCATTGGAGTTAGTTCATTAGATACTGGAACACCAAGACCGTGCCATGGTAGTTCTCCTGCGTAAGCCATTGTTTCGACTTCATGTGACATATAATTTTCCTTTATTCATTTGATAGGTATATAATACCATAGTACTACTTATATGTACACGTTTATTTTACATTATTTTTTAGTGTAACATTTATGATACATTTAGGGCTTGTAAATATCTTTCACTAATTACTTTTTGCCCTTCACCATTTGGATGAGGATCAATTTCTTTTGCATTATTATAATCTTCGACAGTCATGGTTGTCAAATGATCTGGTAGATATACTTTTAAATCATCTCTTTTATGTATTAGATAACCTATAGTATGTTCAAAATTTAATATAACCTTTGGATCAATAAATAAATGGCCGTAGTCTTTCATTAAACGCT